ACCCTCTCACCTCGATGGCCCGGCCGCTGTTCTGCCCCGAGGTGAAGCGGATCACGCCGCCCGCGAACCAGTCATCGGGTTTGCCCTCCACGTCGATCGCCGCCGTGAACGACAGCGCATCGAGCGGTGCGGTGACAAGGCCCGGTCGCGTCCATTGCGGGTCACTGATCGCCACCCCGCAGCGCGCATCGCCGAGATCGGCGCGGCAGTCGGGCGTGTAGGGCTCGATCAGCCGCTGTGCGAGCACCTGGGACATGCCGCGCAGCTCGGTGCGCCACTGGCCCTCGCTCGACAGCATCACTTCGCCCAGCCAGCCGCGGCGCAGGCGGAGGGTGCCCTGCGACGGATCCTGCCAGTTGACCACGAAGATCCGCACCTCGGCCCCGTCATAGAGCCCGGCGCGCAGCGCGTCCGCCTCGAGCCCGGCATCGTCGAGCACGCCCTCGAGATCGACATTACCGACCGCAAGCCCCGCCTCGGAGGCCACGGCGGTGCGCGAATAGCCCGCGCGGGCGCGATAGATCTCGCCATCGACCGCGAGATCGCCATCGTGATCGGTGGCGCGAAACACCACACCGTCGCGGCGCGCCAGCCGCCAGCAGGTGGCCAGCGTGAGCACATCGCCCTCGAGATGCGCGGCCAGTTCGGGGGACACTGTCTTCATTCGCGGATCTCCACCACGGTGATCCGGCCCCATTGCTGCATCTCGAAGGTCTCCACGGTGAGATCGGCGGCATCGGTGTCGAACCGCGCCGGTACGTCGAACTCGTAGTCGGCTGTGACCGCGACGCCCTCAATCGGCGGTGTCGAGAACGTCACCAAGCCCGTCGCGTGATCGACGGAGACGCCATTGGTCACCTCAATACCGTCACGATAGACCGTGACCGTGCCACCGACCGGGCGCGTGATCCGGCGCTCGTGCACCACGCCACCGCTGTCATAGCGCCGCACCAGTTGGAACGCGGTCCGTTCTCCGTCGCCCGTCCCCAGCAACTGCCCAGCCGCCCGGAAATCCGTCCAGTCCCGGAAGCGGAACCCGTGCGCGCGTCCGCGGCGGGCGTAGAAGAAGGCCAGGACCTCGGCGACATCGGCGCGCGAGCGGATGCCTGTCGAGACATTCCATTCGCCGCGGGAGCGCTGCCATTGCGCCACGCGCTGCTCGCGGCCGCTTTGAGTGGCGGTGATCGCCGTCAGGAACCGCGGCCCGCCACTGGCCCCGTAGGCGATGGTGGCCGGGAACTGCACATCGTGAAAGTCGGTCATCGGATCTCCTACCGGTTGCGCCGTGCCCGCGCGATCGCGCGGCTCATCTCGGCGGTGATCTGGCCCTGCGAGCGCCGGAAGCTGTCGGCATCGGGCGTGGTGATGCTCATGTTCACGGTGACGCCGCCGCCATTGCCGCGGTCGCCGCCACCACCGCCGCGCTGCGTCTCGGCGACCTCGCGGCGCGACAGCACCCGCTCACCGCGCTGCAGGATCGCGGGGACCTCGTCCGGGCGGAGCCCGACCATGCCGCCCGCGTGCAGTCGGGGTGCCCCGGCGAAGGCCATGGCCGGCACTTGCCGCTGCGGCAGCGCCGAGACACCGATCACGCCGCCCGAATGCGCCACCGCCGCGGTGAGACTGCCTCCAAGCCCGCCCCCGATCCCGCCGAGCGCGCCGCCCAGCCAGTTGGCGAGCGGTCCGAGCACCGCCGAGCGCAGCGCGATGCGGGTGATGTCCTCGAGGATCGAGTTCGCCAGATCGCGGAAATCCACCTTGCCCTTCGTGACCAGCGCCAGAAGCGCGTCCTCGGCCCCGCGGAACGCACTGACCAGCGCATCGCCGATCTGGCGGCCGGTCTCCATTGCACTGTCCGCATGGCCCTGAAGGCTTTCTGTGACCGCGTCCCAGCCCCGCGCTGCCGTCTCTCCCGCCGCCGCGATCGCGTTGCCGGCCTCCGTGGCCGCCGCAGCCGCGCGCCCCGCGGCACCGCCGCTACCGGAACCAGCTGTTGCACCGTCCCTGCCAGCACCAGAGACGCCATCGAAGGCCTCACCGATCCCGGCCACGGAGTCCGCCGCCCCATCGGCCGCCTCCGAGGTCCGGGCCAGCACCTCGCGGATCGCCGCGACCGACTCCAGCGGCCCGGTTGCCGCGGCGCGCAGTTCGTTGGCCACGCCGCGCAGGGCGTCCTGCGTCGCACGCGCCTCATCGGCATAGGCCCCGAGCCCGAGATCGGGGACCTGGTACTCCCGCTCGAAGGCTTGCGTGAACGCCTCCGCCGCCCGGCCGCCGGCATCACGCGCCGCGCCTGCGAACCGGGCCTCAAAACCTCCAAGACTGACATCGTCCAGCGCCCCGATGCGCAGCCCGCCGTCGCCCACGGCCCATGCCGGCAGCGCGGCGAGCACCGTGTTGATGCCGGCGATGAAGCGGTTCACGCGCCCGATCACCGCGTTCAGCATCCGCTCCACGCCGCGCACCATGGCATTGGCCGCACCGGTCACAACCTCGCCCAGCACTACCGGCAGATCGGACCAGATCGCGCTTGTTGCTGCAAAAGCCCGGCGCCAGGTGTTGATCATGAGCGACGCCCCGCGCGCCACCGCGTCCAGGCTGGCCTGCACGCCGTCCGCCACGCTGGCGCGGATCCCCGCCCAGGCGGCGGCCACCGTCGCCCCGAGCGCCTGCGCCCCGGTGCCCATGCGGTCCCAGGCCTCGACCGCCACGCCGCGCATGAGATCCAGGGCGTTTGAGAATCCACCCGCCGCCGCGACCAGCCGACCAAAGCGCAGGATCAGCTCCTGCGCGCCGATCACCAGCGCCACAAAGGGCAGCCGGATCAGCGCCCCGCGCAGCACCGCGAGCGCCGTGGCCAACCCGCGCACGCTGACAGCTGCCACTGCCAGCCCCGCAACAAAGCGCCCGGCCACCAGCCCTGCAACCGCCGCGACCGTCGCCGCCAGCCGGTCGAGATTGCCCAGCACCAGCTCTATAGCGCGACCCACGGGCCCGCTGCGCTCGGCAAGTGCGGCCATCGCATCGGCCGCGGCCTCGAGCGCCGGGGCCGCGGCGACCGCCAGCTGGTTGGCCAGCCCGCGCCAGATCAGCCCCAGCCGCGAGATCGCATCGTTGGTGCGCTCGATCTGTGCGGCGTCCTGCGCGGAAACCACCACCCCGAAGGCGCGCACGTCTTTCGTCGCCTGGCGCAGCGTGGCGCTGTCGATCCGGCCCATGGCGATGGAGCCTTCCTCGCCGAAGAGCTGGCCTGCGACAGCGGCGCGCTCGGCCGTCGGCACGAACTCCTCGATGGCAGCATTGATCGCCCCCACACGCTCATCGAGCGGCAGCGCGATCAGATCGGTGGCCGACAGCCCCAGCCGGTCCAGCGCATCGGCGGCGGGGCCGGTCCCGGCCGCGGCCTGGCTGAGACGGCGCGTCAGGTCCTTGGTGGCCTGCTCGATGCCCGACATCGACACGCCCGCCAGTTCGCCCGCGCGCTCCAGCGTCTGGATCGAGGCGACGGTGGTGCCCAGCGACTGTGCCAGCTTGGCCTGGCTGTCGACGACCTGCAGCCCGCTGCGGATCATCGCCGTGGCCGCAGCCCCCACGGCCGCAGCCCCGGCCGCCGCCGCGATGCGCAACCGGCGAAAGAACCGGTCGGCACGCGCATTGGCCGCGTCCATCTCCGAGCTCAGCCTCTGGAAGGCGGTGGCGCCGTCTGTGCCGATACCCTTGAGCTCGGCGCGCACCTGCCGGCCGCCCTCGGCGGCCAGCCGCACCGTGACCTGTTTTGACGCGCTGGTCATTGGGAGTTCCGATCCCTGTTGTTGTGATATTTACGGCGTGTGCGTCTATTGCGGGCGCTGCGCCCGGATCTGCGCGTTCACCGCGCGCACCATCGCCGCCTCGATCACCGGCAGAAGCTCGACCGCGGCCCGTGGGTCGAGCCCGGCAGCTGTGGCCATGGCCAGCACCGCGCCCATGTCCCAGCCAAGCACCGCGCCGTCCGCAACGCGCAGCTGGCCCATGGCCTCACGCGCCAGATCCCAGGCCATCGCCCCCTCGCGCGTCAGCGGCGCGTTTTGCCGCGCCGGGCAGGCGTCGCAGATTTGCGGGCAGATTTGGGTGCAGTTTTTGCAGTATTGCGCGCCCCCGCCGAAGTGCCACTCGGCAAGGGCGCTGAGGCGTTTTTTTCCTGCTCCAGATGCAGGCCCGGAGCCACGTAGCGCAGCTGGAACGCCTCGAAGATCGGCACGATCTCCAGCAGCGCGTCGAGCCCTTCGGGCGAGAGCGCGGCCGGCGCGTCGGTGGCATCATGCACGCCGGTCCAGTCATCCACGGCGACCCGCGCCAGCGCCTTGGCCAGCGCGATGCCGCGCCTGTTCGCGCTGGCCTCCTCGGGCAGATCCGCGAGGATCGGCTCCTCACGCGCGCGGTTCATCAGCGAGGTGGTGATGGGTGCCACGCGCAGCTGCACGCCGTGGCCGAGATCGAGCCAGTCGGGGGCTGCGTTGAGGTCGAGACGGATCATCAGGGGTCTCCATGGGTTGGGACATCGTTGAGCAGAGCGACCTCGAGCATCACGCCGCCCGCATCGGCGGCCGCGCGCCAGTCGAAACTCGCCTCGACCCCGGCCGGGCCGGTGATCGAATACTTCGGCTTGGGCAGGTAGACCCGCGGCAGGGTGAAGCTGAGCGCGTAACCCTCGGCCATCGCAAAGCCGTAGACCAGCGCCACCGGATTGCCGCTGGCGGCCTCGGCCATCAGCGTCTCGCCGTCGAAGCGCACGGTCAGCGATCCCTCGCAGGTGGCGAGGGTCGGATCGGCGCCATCGATGCGGCCATCCTCGCGGATCGACCGCACCCGCTCGATGCCGTTGGAGAAGGTCAGCGATCCGGCCGTGACCCCCGCCAGCGGTGATCCTGCCCGCGCGATGCGT